AGATATTCCAATTCCTGGAGATAAATTAGTATTCGATGACTTTAGACTCACTTTTACTATTGATGAAAATCTTGAAAACTATAACACAATTCAAAGTTGGATGAGAGGATTAGGTTATCCAGAGAGTGTTTATGAATACTCAGAATGGAAACAAAGTGATCCAAATAATCCAAATCAAGATCCAAATGTTTCGGATGGAACTTTAATTGTTTATAACAGTAATTTTCAACCATCATCACTTGTAAAATTTCAGGGAATGTTTCCAACATCTCTATCTGATATTGATTTTGATGCCACTATGCAAGATGTGCAGTATGCAGTGGCTACAGTAACCTTTAAGTATGTTCTTTATAAAATCTATTCTTATGAACCTGGATGAAATTCAAAAACTTTGGGAAGAAGACTCAAAAATTGATGAAGACAATCTCCATGTTGAATCCGTAAAGATTCCTAGTCTTCATGCAAAATACTACAAGATCTTTAATAATATTCTGACTCTGAAGAAAGCTCAGGAAAACAAATATAAGATCTTAAAAAAAGAAAAATGGCAGTATTACACAGGTAAAGCAGAACCAGAAGTTTATATCGAAAAACCTTTTGATCACAAGGTACTTAAACCAGATTTGGATAAGTACATGGATGCTGATGAGGATTTAATTAAGTGTCAGACTAAGATTGAATACTATCAAATGATGCTCAATTATCTAGAGAGCATCCTCAAAACTATATTAAATAGAACATATCAGCTCAAGAATGCGATTGAGTGGCAGAAATTTATTAGAGGATATGACTGATATTGTAATTGCGAAAAAGAACGAAGTATTCTTAAAGATAGAAGCAGAACCACATATCTATCAGGAACTTTCGGAACATTTCACCTTTGATGTACCTGGAGCTAAGTTTATGCCCCAGTACAGAAGCAAATATTGGGATGGAAAAATTCGTCTTTTTTCAACTCATACTGGAGAAATATACGTTGGTCTCCTTGATAAGGTAGTTTCTTGGGCAAAGAAATGGAACTATCAAGTAGAGTTTAAAAATAATAAATTCTACGGAACTCCTTTAGAAGAGAATGAAATGATCTCTTATGAAGGAGTCAAAGATTACATGACTCGTATCTCTAAGCATAAACCAAGAGATTATCAAGTAGATGCAGTATACGATGCTTTAAAATATAATCGTAAACTTTTAATATCTCCAACTGCATCAGGTAAGTCATTAATGATTTACTCGATTGTTAGATACTTCGCAGAAAGAGATCAAAAGATCCTCCTAGTGGTCCCCACAACGTCCCTGGTTGAACAGATGTTCAAAGACTTCCAGGACTACGGATGGAACGCAGAGGACTATTGCCACCGCATATACAGTGGTCGTGAGAAGACAAATGAATACCCTGTAGTCATCACTACTTGGCAGTCTATCTATAAACTTCCTAGAAATTTTTATGATGCTTTTGATGTAGTCATCGGTGACGAAGCTCATCAATTCAAATCCAAATCTTTAGTTGGTATTATGACTAAGTTGGATAATACAAAATATAGGTTCGGTTTTACTGGTACTCTTGATGGTACTCAAACGCATAAATGGGTATTGGAGGGTTTATTTGGACCTTCTTATAAAGTAACTCAAACTAAAGAGTTAATTGATAAAGGTCATCTTTCTAAACTTCAAATTAAAATTATTATTCTTAAACATAATCCACAACAATTTGAAAATTTTGAAGATGAAGTTCAATTTATTATTGGTCATCCAAAAAGAAATAACTTTATTAAAAATTTAGCTTTAGATTTAAAAGGAAATACTCTTGTACTTTTCTCTAGAGTAGAAACTCATGGACAACCTCTTTACGAATCAATAAATAATTCCGCTAAGGATGGTCGTAAAGTTTTTTATGTTCATGGTGGAGTTGATGCAGAGGAAAGGGAATTGGTAAGGGAAATTACTGAAAGAGAACAAAATGCAATCATTGTTGCATCTTATGGAACATTTTCTACTGGTATTAATATTAAAAATCTTCACAATGTAATTTTTGCTTCACCAAGCAAATCAAGAATCAGAAACCTTCAATCTATTGGAAGAGTTTTGAGAAAAGGAGACAATAAAACTCAAGCTGTACTTTATGATATTGCTGATGATTGTACTAAAAATTCAAGAAAAAATTATACATTAAATCATTTAATAGAAAGAGTAAAAATTTATAATGAAGAAAATTTTAACTACGAATTTATACAGGTAAATTTAAAAGAATGATGGAAGAAGATTTCTATGCAGTAATTAAATTAGTTTCCGGAGAAGAGATATTCTCTATTGTTTGTCCTTCCGAAGAAGAGGGTAAAATGATGTTGATATTAAATAATCCTGTTGTTATAGAAGTTGTAGTTATGAAACAAATTGGAATGCAAGGATACAAGATAGATCCATGGCTTAAATTTGCTGATGATGATACATTTTTACTTGATATGGATAAGATTTTAACAATTAGTGAAGTTCGTGATGAAGAAACTATTGAAATGTACCATAAGTTTTTAAGACAACATCAAAATAAAAACTCAAAAAATTCTCTCACTCCAGAAATGGGATATCTTTCATCAGTTTCTGAAGCAAGAAAAAAACTCGAAAAACTTTATAGAGCTCAAGATATTAAAGATACTTGATCTTTGAAACTCCACAGAGTCATTGTACCAACTTTCGCAAGCCATTGTCAATAGCCGAACATTCTGTTATAATAAGAACAATTAATATTAACAGGGACTCATGAAATGCAGGCACCAAAAAGAAAAAGATCAGAACATTATGTAAATAACAAAGAATTTTTAGAAGCGATATGTGAATATAAAAGAAAAGTTGCTGTTGCTGCTGAAAGAGGTGAACCTAAACCTAGAATCACCAATTACTTAGGAGAGTGTTTCCTCAAGATTGCCACACACTTATCTTACAAACCAAACTTTGTCAACTACATGTTCCGAGAGGACATGATTTGTGATGGTATTGAGAATTGTGTACAGTATATTCATAACTTTAATCCAGAGAAATCTTCAAATCCTTTTGCTTATTTTACTCAGATTATTCACTACGCATTTCTGAGAAGAATTCAAAAAGAAAAGAAACAAATGGAAATTCGTTCCAAGATTATTGAAAGGTCTGGATATGATGAAGTATTTACTGTAGATGATGACTATGGAAACTCTTCCGACTATAATAGTATTAAAGATTCTATTCAAACAAAAATGTATCAATGACATTAATTGCTTGTGTGACTGACACTCATTATGGTGCCAGAAAAGGTAGTAAAACCTTTCATGATTATTTTAAAAAGTTTTATGAGGATGTTTTCTTTCCTGAATTGGAAAAAAGGAATATCAAACATTGCATTCACTTAGGTGATGCATTCGATAATCGTAAAAGTGTAGATTTCTGGGCTCTGAATTGGGCAAAAGAAAATGTGTATGATAAGTTCCGAGATCTTGGTATTACCGTATATCAGATCGTAGGTAATCATGATGCATATTATAAAAATACCAATGAAGTCAATTCTATTGAGTCCCTTTTAAGAGAATATGACAACATTGTTCCTATTTCTAGTCCTGGTGAATATGAAGTTGCTGGATTAAAAACCTTTATGATTCCTTGGATTTCTCCTGAAAATCGTGATGAGACCCTAGAGAAACTTTCTAAAACTAAAGCAAAAGCCGCATTTGGACATCTTGAACTAAATGGATTTAGTGTGTATCCAGGAAATGTTCAACAACATGGAATGGAAGTCAATGTTTTTGATAACTTTAGAATCGTATGTTCTGGACACTATCATACTCGTTCTAATAACGGAAAGATTTTCTATCTCGGAAATCCTTATCAACTCTATTGGAATGACGTAGATGATAAAAGAGGATTTAACTTTTTTGATACTGAAACTTTTCAATTAGAGTTTATTCAAAATCCTTATAATATGTTTGAAAGAATCTATTATGAAGACCAAAATCCAAAACTATTCAATACAACTTCCTGTAAAGATAAGATTGTTAAGATCATTGTTCGCAAAAAATCAGATCAACTTCTTTTTGAAAAGTTTGTAGATAATATCTACAAGACTGGAGTTGTAGATATTAAAATCGTTGAAAACTTTGAAGTTAATGACGATGATGTGGACTTCGATCAAGAAAAAATTGAGGATACCATTACTATTTTAAATAAATATGTTGAGGACTCTGATTTTGACTTAGACAAAGAGAAAGTCAAAAAACTTTTGCGAGAAGTCTATCAAGAAGCTTGCGAAATAGAATAATATGTACATGATAACGCCATACGGAGATGAAGACGGTGCATATGCTGTATCGGACGATTATGGCGATAAGACATTGTATTTTTTTCAGGATGAAGATGATGCAGAAAGATTTGCTGGACTTTTAGAAGCAGATGATTATCCCGAAATGGAAGTTGTTGAAGTTGATCCAGAACTTGCAATAAACACCTGCCACCAGTATAATTACAAATATGCTATCATCACTCCTGAAGATTTTGTTATTCCACCTAGAAATAAATAATTCGATATTTTTAAAATTAGATAATTAGTTATTATGTTATCAGTTCATCAACATTGGGATCCTTTGCAAGTTTGTGCAGTAGGTCGCAGTTATCCTCCAGAATTTTACAGTTTCATTAAAAACTCAAAAGCTCGTTCTGTTATGGAACGTATAGCTGTAGAAACTGAAGAAGACTACCAACAATTAATATCTATTTTAAAATCTTTTAATGTAGAAGTTTTGCGAACTGACATTTCGGATAATCCTGAAGATCATTATTGGGCAGGATCATATTCTCCCCCACCAATGACTCCAAGAGATCATACTGCCATGATTGGAGAAACCTTTTTTATGCCTGGGGGTAATTATGGGATGGAAATACTTTGGAGATCTTTTGTTTATCAGTGGAATTTTACTAATTTTTGCGATACTAATTTTTTTTCGAAAATAGAAGATGTGCAAGAAATAAAAAATTTTTCATTAAAAGAAAAAGAAGAATTTTCTAAAATTTTTAAAGAAAAATTATCAAAAATGCCGAAACATACGAGACAATCGGTATTAGATTCTTTTAAAGGTATACTTGCATCAGTCAATCATAATCCATTAGAAACTTTTCCTAATAATAAGAAATTCAATACTCTTTCTACCATTGAAAATTATATCAAAAAAAATGGAAATAATATTGTTTATGATAAATTTGTCAATACTGCTTGTGTAACTAGAATAGGAAAGGACTTATATTATTCTTCAACTGTACCTGATAATAAATTTTCATATAACAATTTAAAAAAAATATATTCAGAATTAAAAGAAGAATATTTTTCTGATTATAGAATGCACTTAGTTGAAGCAAATACTCATGGTGATGCTGCTTATACTCCTGTGAAACCTGGATTGATAATTTCTTTACACGATATTCAAAATTATTCAAAAACTTTTCCAGATTGGGAAGTTGTTTATTTGCCATCTCAAGGCGATCAAAATTTAAAAATTAAAGAATTTATTGATTTAAAAAGAAAAAATGGAGGTAAATGGTGGGTTCCCGGAGAGGAACTTAATGATGATTTTACTGATTATGTGGAAACTTGGTTAAAAGATTGGGTAATATATGTCGAGGAGACTATATTTGATGTTAATATGTTAATAATAAATCCAACAAATGTTATAGTTAATAACTACAATAAACAAGTTTTTGATGCTTTTGAAAGACACGGGATAACACCACACGTATTTAATTTCCGTCATAGATATTTTTGGGATGGGGGAATACACTGTATCACTAGTGATATTAGTAGATCCGGAACTAGACATGATTATTTTCCGGAAAGGAATTAAAAAGTACTCTTTATAAATTAAACAAAACTGAAAGTGATTATTTTTAATAAAATTCGTTGGCGTAATTTTCTTTCCACTGGTAATCAATTTACTGAAGTAAATTTTCAAGACGCTCAAACAAACTTAATTGTTGGGACTAATGGTTCCGGTAAGAGCACTATTTTGGATGCTCTTACTTTTGTTCTCTATAACAAACCTTTTCGTAAGATTAATAAACCACAACTCATCAACTCTGTAAATGAGAAAGACTGTCTTGTAGAAATTGAATTTGCTATTGGAAACAAGGATTATAAAGTTATTCGAGGAATTAAACCAAATATTTTCGAGATCTGGATAGATGGAACAGTTCAGAATCAAGATTCTGCAGCACAAGATCAACAGAAGAAACTTGAAGAAAGTATTCTTAAACTGAACTATAAGTCTTTCACGCAGACAGTTATTCTTGGATCTGCAACTTTTGTTCCGTTTATGCAGTTGACTTCCTCTCATCGTAGAGAAATTGTGGAAGATCTTTTGGACATCAAAATCTTTT